CATAACGCAGCACATGCGGCAGCACATGACGATGCACGGCCACGGCGAGCGGGCCGTCGCCGCGCTGGAAACGGTAAAGGCGCAGCTAAACGTCGACCTATGGATCGACAGGCTTCGGCTTCGCGGGCTGGTCATCCCGCAGGCAATGGAGAGCGTCGAAAGCTCGACCGCCTTCGAGACGGAATGGGAAAAGGGGGCGAGCTTCGATTTTGACCTGACGTATCCACGGGTTACCGTGACCAGCCCTGGATACATCGAGAACGTGGAACTCAGCCCGAATTTTGTTCGGGATGAATAATTTTGCAGGAGGGAAAGCATGGCGGATCAACTTGACAACATCGTCAAAGTCACGATAACCAGGCAGACTTCGGTGCCGTCGATGGCATCGTTCAGCGAGCACTTGGTCGCGTTCGAGGCTGACGGCTTCGACGCGATACTGGACGGGAGCGGGAACCCGGTGTTCTCGGCAGACAGGCGCGTGAGGATTTTCACGAGGGGCGAGATCTCGGCTCTTCCCGAGACTTCCTTCGCCCGCCGCGCCGCTCAGGCGCAGTTCTCCCAGTCCCCGCACATCGGGCGGATCTACGTCGGGCTCAAGCTGGCCAGCGAGTCATGGACGGCGGCGCTCGACGCGATCTACGCCGAGAACAGCGACTGGTACGCGCTTACCGTTTCCACCCGCGTCATGGCCGACCAGCAGGCCGTCATCGGCTGGGTCGCCATGAAGGAGCGGCTGTGCATAGTCGCAACCTCCGACCCGAATGCCGTGGACGCGGACACCGGCGACATCGGGGCGTGGGCGCACTTGAACAATCACGACCGCGCAGCCGTGTTCTACCACCCCGACGTAGGCGTGACGAACGGCGAGCCCGACCCCGCGCCGGAGGCGGCGTACTTCGGCTACATGCTCACGAAGCAGCCGGGCGGCGCGACGTGGGCGCTTAAGGGCCTTACCGCCGTTCCGACCTACGAGCTTTCCGCCGAGCAGAAGCTAAGGGCGGCGGCGAAGAACGTAACCACGTACATGAGGGCGGCTGGCCTTCCGATCACGTCCGACGGCAGGGTGGCCAGCGGCGAGTTCATCGACGTGATCCACGGCATCGACTGGCTGCGCGCGAGGATACAGATTCTCGTCTTCACCCCGATGGCGCAGATGGACAAGATCCCCTTCACCGATGAGGGCGTGCAGATCATAGTCTCGCAGTTGCGGGCCGCGCTCGACGAGGGAGTTCGGGTTGGTCTGCTGGCATCTTACGACATCGAGTACCCGGAGGTCGCCGAGGTCGCGGCNGATTTCAGGGGCGAGAGAACCCTGCCCGACGTNANCTTCACCGCGGTTTTGGCCGGGGCGATTCATCGCACCNTAATCAACGGCACGGTAACGCTGTAATTTTCAGGAGGATAACATGGCAGCAAATCGCAACGTAACAACGTACGACCCCAAAAAGGTCATCATCACGTTCGGCGGGATTCCCATCAGCGGCTTCGCCAACGGCACGTTCATAAACGTCACCCCCAGCTCCGACCGGTTCTCAAAGGTGGTCGGAGCGGACGGCGAGGTTTCCCGCTCCAAGAGCGCCGACAACACCCACGAGGTAACGATAACGCTGTTGCAGTCGAGCCTCTCCAACCAGTACCTGTCGGGCATCGAGAGCTTGGACAGGATCACGAGCAAGGGGATTCTTCCCCTGACCGTAACCGACCTGAACGGCGGCTCCCTGAAATTCTGGCCGCAGGCGTGGATAACGACGGATCCCGATCTTGGGTACGCCGCGGAGCAGACCGACCGGGTATGGACGTTCAACACCGGACAGGTGGCCGCCAGCAACACCGGCGCCACGCTGAAATAACGCGCAGGGAGGGATAAAAAATGATTAGCGGCAAGGTCAAAAAGAAAACCGTTGACGGCGTTCAGTTCATGGTCGCCCCGTTTCCCGTTACGGAGGCGCTTAAGATAAAAATGCTCCTGGCGAGAACCNTAGGCCCGNCCCTCGGCGAAATGGCCGGCGCGGTCGGGGGTCTGAAAAACGCGTCTAGCATCGGNGACATGGCGGTTGACGGAAACGCTCTTTCCGGCGCGCTGGAAAAACTCATAGGGCCGCTGGGCGAGGATCAGTTTCTCGCNCTGATAGAGCGNCTTTTCCAGAACGTCAGCGCGGTATACGCGCCCGAGGGCGGGTCGCAGACGCAGATATCCTTCGGGGCGGGAAACTTCGCCGTCGCGATGGAGGTCGTCTTCTCCGGCCGGATATTCTCAATCTACCCCGTCATCCTCCTAGTGCTGGAGGCTAACTTCCCCGATTTTTTCGGCAGGGTGGTTCGAGGTATTGGGAGCCTAGTCCCGTCAACAAATACCTCCGGGCCGGAAACGCCGAACGCAGCCGACGGCTTGAGCGCCTCGGGGAAGTAGGAAAGCTCGATCCGGAAATCGAGGGGGAATTCCTAATCTGGCGTTTGTGGAAAGAGCGGGTCGCGTCCCTGCGGGAGCTTCGCGAGGAGTACACCTACGAGGACGCGCTGAAAGCGAACGCCGTGCTGGACATGTACGCCGACATTGACGCGGCGATGGAAACAATGGCGGAGCAGGAACGGCCGAAGCCCAAAGGATCCCGAGCGTGATAGTCAGAGAACTGGTAACCCTGCTGGGCTTCAAAATGGACGACGCCCCGCAGAGAAGATACGACAAGCAGCTTGACGCGACCAAGGAAAGAACCAACGCGCTCGCGACGGCGACGAAGGGCATCGGCCTCGCGTGGAAGATTGCCGCCGCAGCCGTCGGCGTCGGGTTCGGCTGGATAAGCAAGAACATCCTTTCGGCTGCCGGGCAGATGGAAACCTACCGGATGCAGCTCGAGACCTTCGCCGGAAGTGCGGACGCCGCCGCCTTGACGCTGGAAAATTTGCGGAACTCGGCCGCCGGGCAACTGTTCAGCACCGGAAGCCTTGTTTCCGCCCACAACCAGCTTCGGCTTCTTGGCATGTCCGCCGAATCGACCGGCGCGATGGTGGGCGCGCTCGGCGACATTGCCAACGGCAGCGAGGCTAACTTCAACGCCTTGAGCAACGCGCTTGTCCGCGCCTCGGCCGAGGGGAAGGTCAACGAAAGAACCCTGCGCCAGCTCGCCCAGGCCGGCTTCGGCGTCCAGGACATGGCGCACGGGCTTGGGATGTCCGAGCAGCATCTTATGTCTATGGTCGCCGCCGGCAGGATAGGCTTCGACGATCTTACCCGAGCGATGCAGAACTCCACCAAGGAAGGCGGCAGGTTCTACCAGAACGCCGCGCGCCAGGCGCAGACGCTTAACGGAAGCATACGGATACTGCGGAACACGCTGTTCGACATCGGCGAGGCGATAGGAAGCAACGTCCTGCCGAGAATAGTTGACCTGATAAACCGGCTGACAAATCTTTTGCGCCTTGGAAGCGACGGCCTTGTCAGTTTCGGCACGAGGGCGTTCGACAGGCTGCTCACGGCGCTGGCGAGGGTCTACCTGTTTTTCCGTATTCTGGAAATTCGCATGAGGCAGTTCGGCGGAGCCTTCGCCCCGTTCAAGGCGCTGTTCGGGGGATTTTCGTCGTTCATCTCCGGCGTGATCGAAAGCGCGGAGCCAATGCTTCTTAACCTCGCGACGCTTATCCTCGTGGCGTTCCGCCCGATCAAGGCGTTCGCGCTCCCCATCCTTGAGGCTTTGGGAGCCGTGATCCGGCGCGTGTTCGGCTTTATCGCGACAATCATCGGCTGGCTTATTCCCATCGTGTACGGGCTAACGCCGGTTTTTGGCGCGGCTGGGCGGGCGGTTGGCGGTCTGATAGGCCCGCTCTTTGCCGTCGCCGTGGCGGTGCGCGGAGTCAAAGCGGCCTTCGCCATAGCCAGGGTCGCAATAACCACCTTCAAGAAAGCGCAGATGGCGGCCAAGGCAGTTACCATGATTTTCTCCGGGAATCTTGTCAAAATGCGGGCCGGACTGATGGGTCTGACCGGGAGCGCCAAGCTAGCCAAAATCGCGACGCTTGCTTTCGGCGCGGCGCAGGCCAAGGCCAAGGCGCTGGCCTCCGCCTTCTCGCTTGCCCTTGTCAAACAGAAAGCCGCGCTGGTCGCCGGCAAGATAGCGCTCGCCGCCAAGACCGCGGCGATGGGGGTGGCGAAGGTCGCAAAGGTTCTGGCTACCGTCAAGCAATGGGCTTTGAACATAGCGATGATGGCAAACCCCGTCGGCTTGATCGTTATTGCGGTCATGGCGCTAATCGCGGCAATCGTCGCGCTGGTAAGGAATTGGGACAGGGTTACCGACGCGATACGAGGGGCGTTCGCGGTCATCGGCAATTTTTTCGTGAGGCTGTGGGACGGGATAAGGTCGCTGTTTTCAAGGATAGTCGGCTTCGTCAGGGACAACGCGGCGAACATCCTTAACATAATTTTGACGATACTGTTTTTCCCTGCCGGCGTGATAATGGCAATCGTGCGCCTTGTCATCGGGCATTGGGACACAATCAGGGAAGCGCTTGGCAGGGCCGGCGAGTTTATCAAGGGGGCGTTCGGCAGGGTCAGGGAGGCCGTCGCCGGCGCCTTCGGCAAGGTCAGGGAAGCCGCCTCCAGTGCCTGGGACAACATGAGGGAAGGCGTTTCCAGGTTTGGGGCAGCCGCCGGCAATGCTTTCGGCAGGATGAGGGAAGCCGCCTCCAGTGCCTTCGGCAGGGTCAGGGAGGCCGCCTCCGGCGCCTTCGCCAGAATGAGGGAAGGCGCCGGCAACGCGGCCGCCAATGTGAATGGCGGGATAAGGGAACTTGTCGGCGGCGTTAAACGTTTTTTCACGGGATTATGGGGCGCGGTCAGGGAAGGCCCGTCGGCGACGCTCGAGTTCATCCGGAACGCCGTCATCGCCCTGGTGGAAAACATAAGAGCCGCGTTTCTAAGGCTGATGGACGCAATCGGCCTTGGCGAGCTTGGCGAGACCATCGTGCGCGTGATTTCCTCCGCCGTCGCCAGGGTAAAGCGCATATGGGAATCCCTCGTCGGCTTTATGCGCAGGCTTCTTGACAGGATAGCGGACGCTTGGCGCAGGGCATGGAACGGGCTGGTTTCCATGGTCAGGAACGTTGTCGAAGGGATCAAAAACATCTGGATAGGCATAATCAGGTTTTTCGGCCAGCTTTTCGACATGGTTTTGGTTATCGGCAGGGGCATATGGGACGGCATCCGAAATATCATATCCGCCGTGGTTGGCCGCATTCAGGACGTTTGGAGCGGCATCGTGGGCTTCTTCGCCGATCTCTGGGAAGCCGTCAGGCAGTCGCCGATGGCCGCCATCGAGTTCATCCAAAACGCCTTCTTCGGTCTCTTCGACAGAATCGTCCAGAGGTTCACCGGTTTCATTGACGCGATCAGGGAAGGATTTGGCAGGGTCACCGGCTTCTTCGGCGGTCTTGTGGACGGGGCTGTCAGCTTCTTTACCGGCGGCGGGGACTACCCCTCACCCCAGCCCGTGAATGACCTTATCTTGACCCCGCAGGGAAGCTACAGCACGCATCCCGACGACTACATAATGGCCATGAAAGACCCCTCTTCCCTGCTGGACTCGCTGGCGAGATACCTTGGATCCGGCATGTCCCCCCAGCCGGCGTATGCCGGACTGTCCGGCGCGGCCATGAGCAGCGCGGCGGGAAGGAACATTTACAACAATTCCAGCTCGTCGAGCGTGTCGAACACAAACGTAAAGGCCCCGATCACGGTCAACGTTGACGCAAGCGGGATGTCCCCGGAGCAGGCGGCCTCGATTGTCCGACGCGGCGTGCAGGACGCCATCAGCGGCGCGGTCAACGGATGCAGGGGGAGTATTCCGTCTCCTGAGGCCAGGAGGAACTGATGGCATCCGTAACCTTCACCTACGAGGTGGCGCCCAAGAGCATAGCCGGCTTCGTTGTAGACGTTTTCGTCGTCGAGCAATACACCTTTGGCAACAGGATGACCAACATTCCCGTGGACGAGGGGGTCAGCATCAGCGACCACGTTTCTGAGGAACCCGACACCGTGGCGATAGAGGCGTTCATTGGCAGCGCGGTATTCGAGCCCCACGTTGGGCCGATACCTGACGACCCCTCCGAGGCCGAGGCTCCCGACCCAAAGACCCGCATCCTGCTCGCGTACCACGAGCTTCTGCGCCTCAAGCGCGAGCGCCAGCCCGTCGATCTCGTTACCGGGCTTGACGCTTTTTCGGACATGGTGATCGTTAATTTTTCCATCGACCGGTCTGCGGCGACCGGGGCCAACCTTCCGTTTGCCATGAAATTCCAGCGGGCGCGGACGGTGATGGCGGAGGAGACGGAAATTCACGCTACGTCCAGGGATCAGGCCGGGCGCACCGCCGACATGGGTCCAACCGGAAGGCAGGAGGCGCGGGAGGATTTCGTCGAAAGGACGGCCTACAATGACTGGCTCGCATCGAATGGGAGGCGGCCCACGACCGAGGAATTCGTGGAGATATTCGGAAGGACGCCGCAGCAGTTCGCGGCGATACACGGGGGATAGCCTATGTACAGGATACTGACCATACAGACCTTTGCGGACAGGCACCCCCGATGGAAACAGAGCGTGGATTTGTCGGGCGTTCGGTACCGCCTGTATTTTTCTTGGAACACAAGGATGCGGTCATGGCACATGAGCGTCCTGGACGGAAACAACGGCACCCTGGTAGGCGGGGTAAGGCTCGTCCCCGAGATTGACCTGCTGGAAAAATACAAGGCGTCGGTTGCCGGGCTCCCTCCTGGAATTGTCAGAATCCTTGACAGGCAGAGCGATCCCGCTACGGCCGAGCTTACGCGGGACAACTTCGGGACAAGGTTTCTCCTGTCCTACACGGAGATGGGTGGGTAACGATGGCGTTCATGCGGCAGGTGGAGGCAACCGTAGGCACCGGGGACGGGAACGGGGTCAGGATAGATGGCTTCAAAATCAGCTTCAGCATAGAGAAGTCCGACTCCCCCGACCTTAACACTTCCAATATCAAGATTTACAACCTGTCGCCGGAAACGTCCGCGCAAATATCCGCGGCGAACAACCATGTCCAGCTTCGCGCCGGATACAGGGACGAGAGCGTGCGGGCGATATTCTTTGGCACCGTGCTGTGCGGCAAGCGCTACAGAAGCGGAAACGATTTCGTGACCGAGCTTCAGGTGCAGGACGGGCGCGCATCGGTAATGGGCGGCCATGTGTCGGTGTCCTTCGCAAGGGACGTGGAGGCGGCCACCGTCGCGCAGGCGTTTCTCGACGCGATAGGGCTTCCGCACAGGGGCATCGAAAACATACCGAGCGACGGGCGGTACCCATACGGCTTCGCCCACATCGGCATGGCGAGCGACGGTATTCGCAAAGTGCTTAACCGCTTCGGCCTGTCCTATACGATCCAGAACGAGATGCTGTTTATTCTTCGGCCCGGGCAGGAAGCGGAACGCACGGGGCTTCGGCTTACCCCGGAAACGGGGCTGCTTACAATCCCCCAGCCGGTCAGCGACAAGACCGGCGTGGATCATTTTCCCGCCGGCGCCCCCAACGCGTGGCAGTTCTCGACGCTGCTTTTTCCGGAACTTGTTCCCGGGGCGGCGTGCAGGATAGAGTCGTCGTCGTTTACCGGCGAGGCGTTCGTTTACAAGGCCATATACGAAGGCGACAACTGGGACGGGAATTTCAAGATAGACATTGAGGCGGAGGCCCTGTAGTGGACGATTTGAAAAAGCTGCTGAGGGAATCCTTCGAGTACCAGATGACGGACGTGCATACGGCCATGCCGGCGGTCGTGGTAAGGTATGATCCAAAGACCCGTCGCGCGGACGTGCAGCCGTCGCTAAAGCGCAAGATGCCAGGCGGCGAATACATGGCCTTTCCCGTCATCTCCGAGGTTCCCGTGGTGTTCTTCGGAACCAAGAAATTCACGATACACGTTCCCCTTGAAAGGGACGACGAGGTGCTGCTCGTCTTTTCGGAGCGCGGGACGGACGCATGGAAGGACATTGGCGGGGACGGCATCGAGGAGGCGGATCCGCGCCGCTTCGACCTGCAGGACTGCTTTGCGCTTCCCGGATTGCAGGCCGCGGATTTCATACCCGTGGAGGAAAAAGGGCTTAACATCGTTCACAGGACTAAACCCGACGGTGAGCTTGTAAGCCGGGTAACGATGGACGATGACGGGATAGCCCTTCGCCACAAGGAAAGGGCGAGGGTTTTCGTAAAGGACGATCATGTAACGGCTGAAACCGACAGATGCAGGGCCGAGATGCAAGGCGATACGATTACCGCGAAGAACAGTATGAACGCATTTGTCCTTGACGACGCGATTAGGCTTGTCACGTCCGGCAGCGGCCTTGTGGAAATCGGAAACGCGGTGGACACGCTTGGCGGCATTGTGGACGGGCTGCTGACGGCTCTTGAAAACCACCATTCGGAAGGCGCCCCCGCATCGCACAATTCCAGGGCATGGGCAACGGCGAATATAACGCCGCTAAAGGCTAGAGCCGCCCAGGTGCTCAAGTAGGAGGTTGAAATATGCCAATGGTTCCAGCCACGTTACAGGCCGATTGCGTGAGGATATTCAACGCCATGAATTCAATGTCCGAGGGCGGGAACGAGTACATGGCATCGGAAATGGCGGAGGCCGTAAGGAGGTTTGCGCTTACCGGGCAAGTTGCCACAACCGACACCGGGGTCGCCGCTGCCGGCTCCTATGCCGGCGCTGGCGTTGGCACGATGGCAATCGATGCCGACGGCCTAAGCGACGATTTGCTCGCTACTTTTAAAGCCGAGCATAACAACGATGATCTGGCGGATAACATGGCTGCTGACATTGACAAGGCCTGTTCCGAAAACGGCATCGTCAGAACCATAAGCGCGGGAACGGTTACTATCCCTGCCGGCGGCACAGCACCCTTCTCCGGCCCTGGTGAAGGCGGCTTTACCGGAACGAGAGCCACAATCGCCACCGCTCTAAGGACATGCTTCGCAAGCATGAACAATATGGCGACTGGGGGAAACGAATTTTTTGCAGCACAATTTGCCCTGGCGGTTCACGCCTACCTAGTTGCAGGCGCGATTAGCGTGTCGCTACAGGCACCGTTTGTATCCGGAAGCGGAACGGGGAGGATTGCATGAGAAGCCTGGCCGTGGATCCCCACGGAAACAATTTCCTGCGGAACAACCGGCAGCTAAGGCATACCGAGAGCCGCCTTGAGTACCTGCAGCAGAAGGTGAGGACGGCGCTGTCGCTTTTTCTCGGCGAGTGGTTCCTTGACGTGTCCCTGGGAATACCCTACATACCGACGACGGACAACAGATCCGCGCACCGCACGCTAATAGAAAGCAGGGCGCAGACCAAGATCATGGCGATAAACGGCATCCGCAGGCTGCACCGTTTCGCCACGGAATTCGATTCGCGCAACCGCACGTTCTCCGTAAGCTTTGTGGCGGAAACGGACGCGGGCGAGATGCTGGAAATGGAGGAAACATGGAATACGGGCTGACCGAAAAAGGCTTTGTCGCCAAGCCGCTCCACGTCATTCTGGAGGAGGAACGCGCGGCATACCGCAACACGTTCGGCGAGGACATAGACCTGTCCAACGATTCAATCGACGGCGCCTACGTCGGCAACCAGGCCATAAAGCTCGCCCAGCTTTGGGAGCAACTGGAGGGGCTTTGGGCGGC